CAAGATTGTTGAGCAATTGCTAGCCGGTGCAGCTTTCTCTATCAATCCAATGATGACAGCGCAGAGTGATGGCATATTTAACCCCTATACTGTACGCATGCAGGCCGGTGCTATCATACCGGTTGGCTCTAATTCTAGCTCATCGCCTACATTGGCCCCACTAATCACCGGCAATAACATTCAGCATGGCTCTATGGTTGTGGCTGAATGGCAGGCTAAAATCAAGGATGCTTTCTTTGCTTCGCCTTTGGGTGAGGTGACCGACCCTGTGAAGAGTGCGACAGAGCAAATGCTACGCATGCAAGAGATGCTGAGACGCTCAGGTGCAAGCTTTGGCCGGTTGTATAGTGAGCTTGTCACGCCTCTGATGAAATCAATCATAGCTATATTGACCGAAGGTGGTTATATCCCTGCTGTAGAGATTAACGGCACAGTGGTTAATATTGAGCAGCAATCGCCAATGGCTAAGACTCAGAAAGTTGAAGAGTTCCAAAATTTGCAAATGTGGGCGCAGTTTAATATGGGCATGTTGCCGCCTGAGGTTGCCAATATGGGCATTAAGCTTGAGGACTTCCCAAAAGTTACTGCTGAGATGCTAGGCATCACAACAAAGCTACAGCGCGACGAAGAAGAAAAGCAGCAGCTAGCAGCACAAACACAGAAGGCAATGCAAGAGGGTGCGCAAGATGGAAGCGTTTGAACGAGAGCAGAAAATTGGTAAACTAATGCACAGAGTATTTAAGCAGAGCGAAGATGGCCGCGAGTTACTAAAAGAGCTTACTGATTCTGCTTTTATGCTTGATATTAGTATGCATGGCACTGACCCCTTTTTATTAGGCAGAGAAGAGGGAAAGCGCCTGTTTATACGCAATATTCATTTAACCATTGAACAACAGGAAAGGGGAAACACAAATGAGTGATGATGTTATCGAGAATCCAGAGAACTTGAATACAGAGCCGCCAACAGATACGCCACCGGCAGACACGCCGCCAGCTATTGAGACGCTAGACTTTGTGCAAGATAAGTACAGAGCTGATGGCAGATCAGAGCAAGAAGCTGCTTATGAGCAAGCAAAGGCTTATCCTGAGCTGCAAAAGATGTTTGGAAGCTTTACAGGTGCGCCTGATGAGTACGAAATAACAATCAATGAAGAGGCTGCTGATCTAGTTAATGCTGACTTAGATGCAGAATTTTTTACCGACCTTAAAGCGCTGGGCAAAGACTTGCAGCTATCTAATGATGGCATGAACAAGCTTGTTGATGTATTTGTGCAGAATACAGTGGCAGAAGCTAATGCTGAGACTGATAGGCTAAAGGGTGAGCTTGAATCTTTACACAATGGACAAGAGCGCATCCAGGCAATTGATGGCTTTGCTAGCAAGAACCTATCGCCGGAGCAATACGAGGCTTTTAAGTCTATGCCACAATCGGCTGCACAGATTGAAGCTTTAGAAGAGATTATTGGCTTAGCTAAAGGCGCACCGGCACAGCCTGCAGATGTGCAAGTGGCACAAGTGACAGAGGCAGAAGTGCAAGCCATGCAGTTTGAGCTTGATGATTACGGCAATCGAAGAATTGCAACTGATAAAGAATTTGCCAAGGCTTACCGTGAAAAGCTTAATCAATTGCATGGAACGCAGCCACATAGACAGCAAATGGGCTAAAAACCTTTACACTTTCAGGGATATGCGTTATATATACGATATATCTCTGATACCCTCCTAGAGGCCAGAGAGAGTTAAACAAGCTAGCTACGTTTGACCCTCTTTGGCTACCCAAACAAAGCAGCAAAAAAACTTAAATTAAATCAACTGGAGACAAATTATGTCTAAGTTTTTATCTAATGCTGCTGTTATTGATTTCGACAGCGAAGTAAAACACGAGTATCAAAGCGGCGGCAAGCTGCGTAATACAGTAACAACGCGCACCGGTGTAGTTGGTGAATCTTACAAGTTCACACGCATGGGCAAGGGCATGGCTAACAAGAAGGCTACTCAAGCTGATGTTACGCCAATGAACATTGAACATGCACGCCAAACTGCCTTGCTGCAAAACTGGAACGCGCCAGAATACACTGATATTTTTGACGCGGCTGAAGTTAACTTTGATGAGAAATCAGAGCTAGCAAAGACCATCGCAATGGCTTTAACACGCCGAGAAGATCAGATTATTATTAATGCAATGAATGCAGTCACTTTTGTTGCTGATTCTACTAATGCTAATCAAGGCTCAACTGTTGCTGCCGGTGGTCAATTCAACGTGCAAGCTATGCGCACAGCCTCTAAGGTGATGAATGCGCGCGGTGTACCGCAAGATGGCCGCTATATCGCTCACACTGCAGCAGATTTAGAATCACTGCTTGGTGAAGAAGAAGTAACCAGCAGCGACTACAACACTGTAAAGGCGCTTGTGAATGGTGAGCTTGATACCTTTGTGGGCTTTAAGCTTGTGCTTATTGAGGACCGTGACGAAGGCGGCTTGCCTGCAAATACCTTATTCGCTTATCACAAGGCGGCAGTAGGTTATGCAGTAGGCATGGAGCCTAAGACATCAGTAGATTGGGTGCCTGAGAAAACGTCTTGGTTATGTAATGGCAAGCTTAAATCTGGCGCTGTTGCTCGTGAGCCTCAGGGCATCGTTAAAATTACAACTTCTTAAGGAGAATTGAAGCATGGCTTTTAATCCAGAAAACTTCGTATCAAACGGCGCTCGTGGTAATGGCAGCGCTATCTTTAACTACAACAGTGCAGATGATGCTTTGTCGGCTATCTCGGCTAGTGGCTACTTTGATGCTGCTGCAGAGCCAGCAGGCTACGGCTTGCAAGATGGTGACTATATCTTGGCACGCGGCTCAGATGGCTCAGCATGGCTTGATATTGCTGTCGATGCATCAGGCATTGCATCAGTTAATAGCTCTGTTGCTTTCTCATAAACAAGGGGGCTTAGGCCCCTTTTTGCTATAGGCTAAAAAATGACTATTTTAATTGAATTTGAACCTACTGCGGTTGCCAAAGTAGTTAAAGCGCCAAAGGTAGCTTACACAAACACTGTTACTTTAGGTAAAGACCCAGAAGGCGGTACTGTTACCGGTGGCACAGCGACTATTCGCGCAAAGGCTTCAGGTGCAGCAGAGTTTGAGGACTTCACGCCAAATACAATTGATTTCTCGGCCCCAGAGCGTTTAGAAATTAAGGGCGCTGTTGATGAGTTTGAAATCACTATTGTTGGTTTTGCAGGCACAGCCTCTAAGGTTTATCTAGGCTTTGACGCGGCTGAAGTATGACAAGCAAGATTGATATTTGTTCTAATGCGCTGCAGATCATAGGTGATGAGCCTATCAGCGCTTTTGATGAGACAGAGAGCGGCGGCTTAGCTGAAAATCTATATGAGCAGTTTTATCAGCAATTGCTTTCTTTTCACCCATGGTCATTTGCATTAAAACAGCAGCGTTTAAACTTGCTGACACAAAAGCCAGATGACTTATCAAACTACCGCTATGCCTTTCAAAAGCCAACAGACATGATTCATATATGGAATCTTAAGCCATACATGAATGACTATGAGATTATCGGCGAATATATCTACTCAAACTGCAGAGATATTTTAGCAACTTATACCTATCGCGTGCCTGAATCTCAACTGCCTGCAGACTTTGTAGTGGCTATGCAGCATAAGCTTGCAAGCGTTTTTGCAATGACTATCGCTGAGAATGCAGGATTGGCACAAACACAAGAAAACATGCACATAATGGCTATTAATTCAGCAATGGCAAAAGATGCACAGCAAAGGCCACAGCCTGGAATACTAGATAGACCTTATGTAAACGTAAGGCCCTATTGATGTACACAATACAAAGCAACTTTACAAAAGGTGAGATTGACCCCCAAGCTACTGCTAGGATTGATTTGAACCAATACTATCAAGGCTTAGAGCTTGCCAGGAATGTGCTTTGTGTGCCTCAAGGTGGCATGCGTAAACGTGGCGGCATGGAATACCTAGAAGAGACTGAGAATGTATCTGCTAGGCGGTTAGAAACTTTCAGCTTTTCAACTGAAGAAAACTATATTGTCTTGTTTCGAGATAATAACATTGATTTTTACTCTTTGAATGGTGCGCTTGTTGATACAGTCGCAGCTCCTTACACTGGCGCTGATATTGATGAGCTGGATTATATTCAGTCATACAACACAATAATAATCACAAACGAGAATTATCATCCTAAAAG